CGTCATTGTCACTGTCTTAAATTGCTTCTTCGCCAACCGCATACCGCCCAAGGCGTAGATACGCATTTGGTCACTGTCAGCATCCACCCAGCCTCTCCCGGTCTTGAGGTCCCCGACAATGAATTCGCCAGTGTCGTCTGACCAGCCGAGAACATCAGCAGTACCCGCTACACGCACCGCGGGAGTCTCATACGCTGTGACAAACTGCTCAACGAAAACATTGCCCAGGCGCAGCTCCTCTGTCTCAATGTAGTCTAGGTGCTTCCTTGCGTAAGTGATGGCCTCATCGTCCATCCTGACGCCTTCAACGTCAATTCCCAGCCACTCCTCGGGACTGCTACTCGTCATAAAGCAAGACTCTGAGAGACTGTGAATTGCAGTTCCACGCTGGGCGGCAGCGCCTGCCTCACCCTTAGGCATCCTGGCTGAAAGCTGAACGCTTGCAGGGCAAGCAATCCATCGTGCGGCTGCACTCGGGCGTAGGGTTATCTGTTCCATGAGGCTCTTTCGTTGTGACTGTCTTCGATGAGGATTTGGTACGCCAAGACTCTGACTTCATCTGACACCGCATGACCCAGATCGTCAGGGTTCAGCATCCGCTGTAAGAGTTCAGTCTTCATGCTGCACTGGCGTCTGGACTTCTCCAGTTCATTGCCCAGCCAGAGAATGTGCGCTTTGAGCGTTTGGCGCTCGGTGCTTTGAAGTGATGTCATATCGTCCCCGTCAGTGCGATTAAAACAGCGTCTGCTCGTCCATCGTCCTTGACTCGTGCAAAGAGATGCGCTTGACTCGGAAACAGTTCCATGACCCTCTGGCGTGAACCGTCCTTGCCCTTGGCGGCACCTGACAACTTCTGCCAGGCTTGCGGAGTTGTGAAGGTGACAGGTATCTGCTTGGCGGCAAGGACACCTTCGATGATGCCAACGCTGCGCCCAAAGCTGAACATGGAACTTACGCCCTGGCCTGGCATGGCCCCTACCTTCTCGACTGTTGCCCGGTGCGGTGAGAGCTGCTGCATCAGCAGGGACAGTCCAGCGGGACAGACTTGCCGTTTCTGTGCCTTGTTGCGCTCCACGGTGACCGTTGGCATATCGTGTACTGACACCAGCACCCCGCCGACCAGCAGAGCAATGGCTCCTGATGCCCCTGGGTCAATGCCAATGACCCGGGAAAAGGAGGAGGTGGACGCTTGGCCCACCCCCGAAACAGGCAACTGCATAGCCTGGTGGGATTGTAAATTGCTCATGCCAACTCAGGCCAAATACGCTGCCAATTGCTCTGGCAAAGCATCTGCCGGGTGACGCTACCGCCAGATGCAGCCTCAACCCTGATGGCCTCTGCTGGACTCATATCCCGCCTACCGCTAAGGCACTGGTACAGCCATTGCTCGTTGAGTCCAACCCGTTCTGCGAGTTCCTGGCGCTGCTGCGCTGTGAGTTTGTTTTCCATGCCGAGCAGTCTAGCAGACTGCTATAGCCGCAAGTCAAGGAATTTGGCTAGGTGTTTACCCTTAAGGGTTTTCAGTTGAAATATTTTTGGTAAAAGCCTTGACCTGTACTAGCAGTACGCTAGAATACACCCAAGCCCTAGCACTTTGCACAGGGTCTTAACCAAGGAAAACATCATGACAACATTTGAAAAAGCACTAGACAAATTGCCTGATGGCACAGGCTTTGATGCCTACAGTCACAAGACAGTGCAAGACCTCTGCTGGATATGCCTGCATGAACTTGATCTCCATGCAGAAGGCGAGTATTTTGTACCGATGGCACTGCGTAAAAAGTACCTGGCCTTCAACAAAAAATTTGGCTTCTATGTCAATGAAGCACAAGCAATGTTTGACGCTGGCAAAAGCGTAACCAAGGCTGACTGCTACATCTAATCACAACGGGGCTTCGGCCCCAGAAAGGACATCACCATGGAAGATTACGACGAAGACTTAGCCGCCTACATGAGCGACGACAGTGAGCCGCAAGACACTGACATCTGCCCTGCCTGCGAAGGCAGTGGCGAGGGTGAGTTTGATGGCGCTGTTTGCCTGACTTGCCGTGGTCGGGGTGAAGCATGAACTGGCTGGCGGCAGCACTCATCGCTCTGGTGCTTGGCACCAGCCATTACCTGGATTGGCCCTCAGAGTTTGAGGCAGCGCAGGATGCTGCTGCCGCTTACCGTGCAGCCAGGACTGAGCAGGAGCGCCAGCAACGCTTTGAGGCGGCAGTACAGGCAATGTGCGGTGAAAACGCAGGCTGGAAGCTGCTTGCAGATGGGTCGGTGCAGTGCTTTACGCATCGTGGTTTTAAAACTAGAAAGGTAACGCTATGAGTGATAGATTGGAATTGACCGAACACACTGTGTTCATCCTCAACAGCATCAAGCTGTTGCCGCATTACACGTTGCCAGTGTTTGTGACGCCAGGGCATACACGGCTAACGCCATTGAAAACGTGGACTGTGGAGCAGCTGAAGGACGCTGGTGCTGTTGAGAGCAGCGCGTTTCTCTGGCCTCGGCATACCCTGGCGTATGGTGGTCACTATGAATGACAACGACGATTACGAATTGGCAAACCTGATGTTCGGCATTGCAATCACGTTGCTGATCCTGTTTGCCTTGGTTGGCATTGCAGGTCTTGCGGGATTCTTGTGGGAAATGCTATGACTAAGCAAGAACTACTCAAACTACTGAAGCTGTTGTCGGCAATAGAGAGTGCAATGTCCATCAACAGGGCAACGCTGCCCAGCTATCTGTTTGAGCAGATTGACGCTGCGGTGGCTGCACTTGAGAGGGAGATATTGAATGACTGACTTAAGACAATCCGCGCAGCAGGCGCTAGACGCCATCCATCTCTGGCACTGGGCGGGTGAAACGCACCTGCTGATGTCTGCACATGACGCCCTGCGCGAAGCCTTGGCACAGCCAGAGCAAGAGCCAACTCCGTGGCGTGACATGGTAGTGGTCAGCCTAGTCCGAGAGGGCATTGACAAGCACAAGGCAAGGGAACTTGCTGACCACTTTGCAGCACAGCGCCCGTGGGTAGAACTTGAACCAGAAGAAATTCTTGATTTATTTGATGTAAACAATGTCTATGGCAGCAAGTGGATTGAGTTTGCCCGAGCCATTGAAGCCGCATTACGGAGTAAGAACAAATGACGATCACCGTACTCTCAAAACGCATCAGGGACGCCCTGGCCCAAGCACCTGATGGCATGACTGCCAGTGAGCTGTCGTTTGCGCTTGACATTGGCGCATCCCAAATCAGCCGTTCACTGGCGCTGATGCCAGATGTCTACATCGACAGGTGGGTGCAGACCAGGACCAAGTACGCTGGCGTCCACTGCCTGGCGTTTGTGCCAGATGACTGTCCGCATCCTTAGCGGAACAGCAGACCTGCTGACTTTCTGCGCTCCTCATCATCCAGCATTTGCTGGTATTGCAGCAGGTCAGGCGTAGCGTCTTGTTGTTGAGTCCTAGCAATCATCGGCTGCCCGTTGCGCTCCAGTATGGTCATGCTCTGTTCTTCGCCGGGGAAGGTGACAAAGTTGCGGGTTCCTTTGCCAGCACCTCGGCTGGTAGCGTCTAGGTATTTGATGCCGGGGATACCAAGTTCTCGCAAAGCCTCAGATACATATTTTTGACCACCAAGTTGTTTAGATAATTCCATAAACAAATCCTGTCCGTCAGGTGTTTTGTGGCCTCTTTCCATTGCGCTGTAAAAGTTGTCTTGGAACGGCTTTGCAAAACTAGCCAATGGGCTTTGTTGCATTTTGTCGTAGAGCAGATTCATTTCGCTCTCTGTCATTGGCTTATCCCAATCCAGCATCTTGGCTATTTGCTCGTCTGGTAGGTCTACTTTGTAGAGGTTCTTTTCTGTGTTTGCTACATCCCATCCTGACTGGCTTCCAATCCATTCAGAGCCATCCTTAAATTGATGATGCACCAAACCATTTGCATCAACTTTGGTTTTTTCAGCCAAATTCTTTGCAATTATTGATATATCTCTTGAGCCTTTTCTAAAATTAGAACCATCGTTATCAAACATTGCAGAAAGCCTGTCGGCTGTTGAGCCTTTTGCTGCACTTGTACTGCCAAATTGCCCACCACCCAATCTGTCTGCATACCCTTGAGCAATGCCGGGATTCTCCGCCGTATATATCCCATGCCCATAAGCCTGTGCGCCTTCACCAGTGCCTATCTTGCTGGCATCAAAGCGATCAAACTTGTGTGGACTGCCGTGGTACACATCCAATTGAGGCATCAGACCCTTGCTTTGCAAGTAACCTTCTCCCATACGCACTGCTGTTGGACCTAGTGCCCTGGCACCTGCTTTAACGGCTGGTGCAAGCATTGGTGCGAGTGGTGCTATCTGGGCTGCAGTTCCAACAGGAAACCCAATCTGAGCGCCTGACCTGACCCTAGCGGTATTGGGGTCCAGGACGCTCCCAGCCATCTCGTCTGGTGCCATGCCCAGCAGTCCACCCAGGCCACCATAAATCTCGGGATACTGCTGACGCAGGTAAGGCTCTGATGGGCCTTGCAGTTGCCGAACATCAGCAAGCAAATTCGGCTTGCGCTTCTTCAACAACTCCAGGTCATCAAGCAGCCCCATGATGCTCTCCTAAGAAATCTGAGTGATGGACACATCGGTGGCAGTTGCGCCACGAATCACAGCCACCTTGTCACCACCCGCGCAGGCCACATACTCAATGGTATTCGTCCCCAGCATAGGTGAGGTGGTCAGGCTGGCGGTAGGGTTGGAGCCAATGGCGAAGTGGCAGTGCGCCCCTCCACCATTCGCCAGGCGCAGTATGGTGACGCCAGCACCTACTGCCGTTGACTGTACGCTGCTGGCTGTGACCGTCATCACCTGGGTGGTGCCAAGTGCGCCAAAGATTGTGACCTGACCATTGTCGTCCCGAGATAGCTTGCTCATTGTTGCGCTCCTATTAAAGTTCCAAAACCTAGTTGCTGTGCCTTCTGGCGCAGTGATGTTGCCAGTGGCTCCACCCGCATGATATTCGCCTTCGCCATCATCATCGCCGCCAGCTTGGGGTCCAGCATGGCCTGCACCAGCAACTGCTGAATCTGCTCATCAGGCAGCT